TTATCTTTATCTTGATTATATTATACCACTATAGTTGTACTTTGTAAATAGTAAAAATGCACAAGATTGAAGGTTATATCTTGTGCATTCTTGTATAACTTTACGCCTGTCCAATCTTTGATTTTAATACCGTAATTTCAAGGATATTCTCTGCATCAAGTTCGGCATTTGTGTGGATCTCAACAGGTGTTTTTGACGTGTCAAGAATATAGTCATATTCTTCCGTAAGCATTACGCCATTAACATTTACAAATAAAACGTCTGTAGCTGCATATGTATAACCAGACATATCAAGCGGAAATACTCCGTTTTTTGTACCCATATTGACAACCTTATGAAATCTCTGGATGTATGTATTGACATTCAATTGATCTGTCAATGCTGAAAACCATGTATTAAATGCAGCTTCTTGTTGCTGCTGCCATGTTTGCATTTGCTGGTAGAATTCTTCATAAGCTGTTTGCCATTGCAAGAACAATTTGCTTGTGTCTACTTGCTGCACGATCCCAGTTACCCAACCACATACATTGTTATCCGGTCTAGTATCCTCAATATTGGCCTGACTAATCGATGTCACTCCACGACCTACATAAATATACGCCAAGCACATTTCTTTGACGGTTTGTGAGTTCGTCATAGTTGGTTTGGTTGGATCGGTTGCATTATCTCCATCTTTTGCGACGATGGAAATTGTACGAGCTGATAAATCTAATCTTACTACAATCGCTGTATAACGATTCAGGGTAACATGAGCAGCATTGATTGCAATCGGATAAGCTGCATCATTTTTGACCCATTTTGAATTGATCAACATTCTACCTTTTTTGACCTGTACTTGCATACCTGATGAAGCCACAACTTGCATCCCATCATCTACACTTTCGTAAACTCCATCACCAACTAAACCTTCAAAATATAAGCTCATCTGGTCAGCGCTATACGTGCGGTCGTATGTTCCGTCACTTTGTTTTATTGCATTAAAAAATCCATATGTAATCGCCATTTTTTACACCTCCCAAGTGCTAAATGTTGGAACCGTCGAAGTTCCATTTTGATCTTCGCTTTCAATGATTTCGATGATTCTAGGCGTCGCACTGATTCCATATTCGTTGGTCACTTGTACGACATCACCTAAAAAGTAATCTTTATTCAAAGTATAATTCCCATTAGGAATCACATTACCTTCAAACGTTTCTGTAAACGATACGTCATTTAGTTCATCTTTTCCGTAATCTTGCAGCATTTTATAATATTGTTCTTCTGTGATAATTGTTCCGTTACTGGATACACTAGACCCGTCTATGTATGTTTCATATCGATCAAATCCGGTAGAATCTCCAATCGTAGTTATTCGCTGGTTAATTCCTTCACCTTCTCCCCCAATCAATGCTGCATTTTTAAATTCTGCTTTTTCGTATGTGTAGGTGGTAGCAAGAAGGTTATCAAATTCATCAGAAAAAACTACAGGCATCCGGTCTTTTTGCTCATAAGAACGGTCCAATCCTTCATATAATTTAAATATAAACTTATTTCCTTTGATATAAACATCCCAACCTATCCCGTACGTGCTGCAAATAGATTCAACCCATTCATCAATATCATCACCGATCACCTGAGTGTCAAAAGTATCAGTGATTCCAGCAACATCATCGAGTTGAACATTATCAATCTTTCGTTTTTGGTCCTCAGGATCGATGATGTTCTCCGTAATAATTTGCCTGATTCCGGCTTCTACTTTTCCAGTCAAGTTGGTTTGTTTCCAAACGATTCGACGACCGACAAGACTTTTCAATCCTCGACCGGTAACGGTAATTTTATCGCCGTTCTCCCAATCCGTTTCAATCTTGATATTTTCAATGATCATAACGTTGTTCCAAGTGTTACCATCTCTATCTTTATCTCGGCATAACAAACGGTCTTTTTGTAATAAATCAATATTTTTGTCGGTTGCTGGCACTACTAATTCAAAGTCGTTTGGTGAAAAATATTGAACTGTCCAAATACAACTTTCAAAAGAATCAATCATATCAAGAATGTTAACATTTAAATCTAACACATAAATATCCATGCTTATACCCCCTCAAATTGATTACTAATGATAAATGTGCATTGTAAATTCTCTTGGAATTCATCGGCCTCATACGTGAAAATGTTATCTCCGGGAATTAAATTAAACCATGTTGAACCGGCTTCTAAATTGCCGACGATATTACTTTCAACCCCATTACTCAATAAAACAATTGACTTCTCTTTTTTTCTCGTATTGATCGTAATTTCATCGCCAAGTTGCATTTCAACATTCAGAATCATATGGTCTGCATTATCAACATTATAGATTTTTGGGTTGAGTACGGTTCCAAGTGCATTAAGCTTGATGATTACACCTGTCTCAATGTCGCCACTGTTGATAATACTTTTTTGCTCACCCATTTTGACGCTCGAAAACGGTATTCCTGATTCTTCGATCGAAAAAGGAAATACAAATAAATTTTGAATTGTTGAAAATTCTGTTATGCTTTCGTCGACTGACTGGAATAATGACATTGGACAACTGATTTCAATTTGTGCGACCTGTTTCTTTTCAAAATATTCGACAGAAAATTTCGAAACATAACCATCAATGTAAACGTTACGAACACCGTTTTTATAATATAATCTGACCGGATATTTTGTCTTAAAATATCGATATAAATTTAAGCGGTTTTGTTCTGCTGGACCATTGATCGCCATTGTAATTGTGATTGTTCGATCATTCACATAAGATGAGTTGTAAACCGATCCATCCATATTTGATACCTTTGTTGTATTTATGACACCCTCAGGAGGGTAGAGACCATCAACATCAGCGATCGTATAACGAGGATTATTGGTCAATTCTAATTGTTCCCCATATTTATTTTCCGCAATAAGTGTATACATTTCTATCCCTCCTTTATATTGGTTGTGTCATCGCTTTGACCATGCTAACTTGCTGCCGTCTCGCCCTGTATGTATCGAGAGCGGACAGTGATTTAGGACTAGTGTTATTCTGTACTAAATTGTAATTGTTTACAATTGTCTGATTACTAGTTGCAATTCCATTTCCCATGCTGCCCTTGATATTACTTCTCATATTTCCAAGGTTGGCCGTCATATCTGTGAGCGGAGTAGTAATGCCGCTGATAAATTCTTTGGCATTTTTCTGCACCTGTCTAATACTATCTAACAATCCATTACCGAATCCCTGACCAGTAAAGATACCTAATTTCTCAGTAACTTTTGACGGACTATGAATATCTAACTGATCTTTGAATTCATCGACCATAGCTTGAACCATTGTTTTGATAGCTTTTGTCATATAGTCTGTGTCTTTTGTAAGTCCTGTGGTAAATCCCGCCATGACCTGTTGCCCAAGTTTTTCAAGCTGTTTTGGCAAATCTTTAAATGCTTCATTCAAAGAATCTTTATACTCTTTCGCTACATTGTCAAAATCTTTTGAGTAAACTTTTTCGGCTGCTTCTTCGGATACTCTCATTTTTTCGTCATAGGCGTCAGAGTATGCTTTCAGATCTGCATCACTCATAGATAACAGACGATCCATGAAGGCATTTCCTTCATCCATGTCGTAACTTGCAATCTGATCGAATAACTCACTAGACACCTTACTTTTTATTGTCTGTAATTTGTTCGTATAGTCCCTGATGCCCTGTGTCTGCGCCTTAATGTCATTGACAGTCATGATTCCGGCGTTAGAAATCTCAAAAAGATCACCGGCGCTTTTTAATTTAGAGATCAAATTATCCTGTTTATCAATCAATGCGTCATACTTTGCTTGATATGTGTCAGTGATACCATTAATCGTGTCATCAATTAAATCTTGGGCTTTTGTCTGATACTGATTCATAGCATCGTTGAATTCAGAAATCATCTGAGCAGATGCAGATTGATAAGCATTGTTGAATTCTGTTTGCTCAGAAACAAGTGTTTTATACTGTTTGATCTGTTTATCATAAGTCTTCATTTGCTTCTGATACTTTTTCATTTCGTTGTTATATTTTTTCTTGTCTTTTGCTTTTTTTGCTTTTTGCTTTTTGCTTTTTGCTTTATCGTAATTACTTTTCGCTTTGTCATAATTCTTTTGAGCGGTATCTCGTTTTGTCTCAGCTGAGGAAAGCTTCTTTTCCAATTCAGATGTTTTCTGATCATTCTGATACTGCATCTTGTTAGTCATGTATGTAATTTGTTTTGACATTGCATCGCTAAAAAGCGTACTTGCATTACTTCCAACCTCTGAGAAATTGAAATTATCAAGGTTTTTCATGGTATTTACAACGGTTGTTACCATGTTTTTTACAGTCTTAACGAGATTTTTTTGCTCGCTGGAAATACCGTTAATAAAGCCCTGAGTAAAATATTTACCAGATTTATAAGTCAGTTTAGAAGGCGATCCTTCTTGTTGAGCTGTTCGCAATGAGTTATAAGCGCTTTTCGCAATACCGGCACTGGATTTCATGACTTCCTTCGTCATTGATTTGATACCATTATTATAACCTTCGCCAAAATATACACCGGATTGTTTTGTCAATTTAGAAGGAGAACCTTCTTTTTGACCTTCTTTTAACCCGTCCCATGCTTTTTGTGCAAGTTTTTTGGCAGCATCCCAAGCCGAACCGACTAAAGAACCAATGCCGTTAATAAATCCTTGAGCGAAATTTTCACCTGACGATTCGGCACTAACTGAACCAGCTCCACTCTTAGCACTTTTACCTAAGCTTTCACCTTTTGTTTTTGCACTGCCCGCTTTACTACCTACACCACTTGCATAATCAGATCCTAATTTCTGACCTGTTGATTTTGAACCTTTTCCACCTGATTTTGCTCCTGAATCTGCACTCTTTCCAATCTTCTGACCAGATGATTTCGCTTTTCCTGATTGACTACCTACACCACTTGCATAATTTTTTCCGGCAGATTGACCGGTTTTCTTAGAATTCTTACCACCATTTTTCATTCCGGTTGTTCCAGATTTACCGACATTCTGACCGGATTTTTTCGATTTACCAGCCTGTGAGTTTACACCAGAACTGTAATCTTTTCCAGATTTTTGACCATTACTTTTAGAATCTTTTGATCCGTCTTTCTGACCTTTTGAAACTGCTTTGGCGAGTTCTTTTCCCGCTTCTTCTGCCGACGTTTTACCGCTTAAAATTCCTTCACGTAGTGACTTTGGAATTTTGATTCCGGCGTTTTTTGCATCCGCAACGGTCTTTGAATTATCAAATTTTGTAGCCTCTTTCAAACGGTTAACAGCGTCTTGTGCTGACACTTTCCCGGATGAAATACCTTCCGCAAGACTTTTAGGAATTTTTACGCCGTCAACTTTTGCTTGTTTTGCTAGTTTATCAAATTTGATCAGATTTTCCATACCGGCGATAGTAGTTGGCACCTGATACTGACCAGATTTAATTCCATCACTGATAGCTTTTGGAATTTCTTTTCCTTTTGCTTTCATCTTTTCAGTGATCGCACTTAAGGATTTTTCTATCTCAGCAGAATTGATCTTAGATTGGGCATATTTTTCTGTCTTGTCATATTCACTGTTGAGACTTTTTAATTTCTTTTCATTTTTCTCAACGGCTGCTGACGTTTTCTCATATGCCTCTCTTTTCTCTCCTTCATTTTGCAGAGCTTTAATATAGTTATGATATTCTTGACTATATTGGTTATAACCGCTCTTGATATATGCTTCCCTGGCTTTCCTTGTCTTTTCTTGGGCAGCAGTGTAAGCTGTTTCATTTTTTGTATTTTGCTTAATCAATTCGCCTTGTTGTGTTTCGACCTTAACCATATCGGAAGCAATCGTTTGAAGATTGGCTTGTGCAGCTTTCGCAAGAATCATTTCCTTTTGAGCGGAAATATTGTTTTTAATTGCCTGCGTAGATTGATTCAATTTATCCTTTTCTTCATCATATTTCAGATTGAGGTCAGGCATAATTGCATTCAGTTTTTCAACGTAATCTTTGATCAATGCTTTTTGGGCAGAACTTTTTTTCTCAACACCAATCAATTTATTTAATCGATCAAAGTAAATATCAGCTTGAGCACCTTCTTCTTGTGCGCTAGTAATATTACTTTGTCTTGTTTTATTTGATTCTTTCAATGTGCTGTTCAGTTCTTTTTGTTTACTGATCAAATTATTTGTTGCTTGTGTATTTTCATCAACTGACTTCGTGGAAAGCTTTGTTTTTACAACATATCCGACAATACCAGCGGTCAGTGCGGCAATTCCAGCAACTGCTAGAGTAATAGGATTCGCAAGCATAGCTGCGTTAAATGCCAATGTTGAACCAGTCGCAACATTCGTTGCCGTGCTTACAAGTCCAAACATGATTGCAGCTTTTTGTAATGTCTGAATGAATGATAACACCTTAGACGCTACGAACATTGTCCCTAAAGCTGTACCAACTGCTGCTACAACTGGGACAATCGAATTCATATTTGTGATCACATATTGCACGAACGATTTAATACCTGGCAAAGCTTTTTGAGCGAGCGGCTGGAGGAATTCTGTCTGTAATTTTCGTCCGATCTCCGTAAACTGGGTGCCGATGTCATCATAACGAACATCTTTGACTTCTTCCATTGTGCCTTTGACATTTTTAAAAGTGTCGCCGGTCGTTGTAAGAGATTTGATAACCTTTAGATTGGCATCTTCTCCCATCGTTCCAAATGCTGTTGCTGCCATATTTAAGGCTTTTTGTTCATCAGTACATCCGTTAATATCATTAACAATCGAATCAATGACATCTTTCATGGTGCCTTTTCCACTTTCCCATGCTTTAAAAGCGGTCTCGGTATCTTTACTAAACATGCTGATGTTTTTACCAATCGTTCCATCACCAAGACGGTTTTTGACCTCATTGATAGAGTCATTAACTTTATCGAGGTTATATGCACCGTTTTTCGTACCGTTTGCTAATAGCTGAAAATATTCTTGTGCAGAATATCCGGCCTGTTTGAAGTTACCACCATATTCTGCGACGTTATCACCTAACTCATCTGTGTAATCAAGACCTTCTTGACTACCCTTTGCGAAAAGATCAAATGCTTCTTCTGCGGACAATCCAAAATGAGTCATCAGATTTTGAACGCCTCGAAGTGTTTCGTTAAAATCGCTTCCAAAAGTATCTTCCAATGTCATTGCATTTTCTGCAAGTTCTTTAATTTTGGAAGGATCAGTTTCACCAGTTACCTGCTTGATGTAGGCCATTTTATCGCCGACATCTTCTAAGCTTTCTCCGTAAGCATTATTATAAAGGTCATCCATCTCTTTTTTGAAGCCTTGCATTTCTTCTGAACTTGCTCCAGTCTGAGCCTGAAATTTATTATAAGCTTGATCGGATTCCGTAGCGAATTCTTTCAATGCTGTTATAGCACCTTTGATTCCATCAGCTACAAGATCAGCAATTGCACCTTTCATGATTGTAAAACCATCTGAGCTATTTTCTGCTGCATCTCCAGCCTTATCTAAGCTTTTATCTAAATCGTCGGCGGCATTAGCAGCATTGGACATTTTACTTTTGTTTTGTGCAAGCTCTCCAGATAGCTGTGAAATTTCATTCGCTAACTTCTGAGCTTCATCAGACGTTTTTCCTTGCTCTAATACGATACTAGAATATTTAGATTTTAATGATTGCAAATCTGATTCTTGCTTGGAAATCGTATCGCTTAATTTCTCATAAGCTGATCGCATATCATCTGCACCATTTGCAGCTTGACTAGATTCTTTTTCAAGCTCATTCATCATACGACCATATTTTTCAAGTGCAGCTTTCGTCTTATTGATTGCTGCTTCTTGATTTTTGATCTTGATCAATAATTCTTGAGCGCCCTTGGAATTTTTTCCTTGGCTCTGCACGGTCAATTCATATTGTTTATTGAGATCATTTAAGATGGATTTTTCAGCGGACAACGTACTTCGCAATTGGTTCATTTTGGCACTAAGTCCATCGGCCGATTTTGCCCAGTTATCCATACCGGCACTAGAAGCTTTGAATTCTGCATTTGCAAGACGAATCTGTCGTCTTGCTTCTGTCATAGATCGTTTCAGATCTGATATATCCATCTTAATTTTTGTCGTGCTTTCATCTGCCATTTTCTCACCACCTTTTAGAACCAATCATCTCCGGCAGGTCGTCGGATAACTTTGTTGTCATTGTTATTGTCTGATTCCCTGATCTGCATTGCTCGTACATCTACATATAAACGAATTACATCATGAAATGATCGTTCTTCTACATCGTATGGAGTTAATGCTGGGAATTCTTTGCATAGTTGATAGTTAATATTAAATAAAATCTCGAAAAGCGGGGTGTCATCTTCCCCGCTCTCTAGTTTTTTGGGTCTTTAGGAATCGTTAAAATTTCAGAAAAAGAAGATTTTAAAATGCCTAACACAGCTGGCACTAATTCTTTCAGTTTAACGTGATCCCAGTCACCTTCTTCCATATCAGGGAAACATTCACCTAAAATTCCGATAAGCTGCTCCCATGCTTCATAAATCATATTTAATAATTTACCAGTATCATCAACATTATCTACATTTAAAAGTTTCATGAGTGAGCGGATTGTACCGAATTTCAATTCGATTGTCTGAGCTTCACAAGTCTTTTTTACTTCACCATTTTCTCCATATACATTGATTGCTAATTTCATAATTAAACTCCTTTTCAAATTTTCCCGGCATAAAAATTATGCCGGGAAGTTATTAAACTACTTTAGGCTTTCGCTGTGATTGTGTCCGGTGTCTGAACTGTCTTGAAGAATTCTGTCGTGTCAACAAGATCTAAGCTTGTGTCAACATTGACAGCTTTAGCTGGTTTACTAGTCTTTGTAAATGAGTGAGTAGTGGAAATACCTGTGTATGTAATTTCCTGACCATTTGCGTCTGTTCCGTCATCCTCTGTATTGTGATCAGAATCAGGCACTGAGAATGATCCTTTTAATCTCCATACAAGGATTTCTGTACCGTCTGTCGTCTTTGTACGATAACCAAAGGCAAAATATTTCGGTGTTCTTTCCTGTTCAACCATCATTCCTGTTGTTTTGTCATAATACTGACCTGTGATTTCTGCCAGAATATCAAGTGGAATTGCTGAACTGTTAATTGTAATCTCATCTGATCCAGTAGATGACACGATGACAGCGGGCACATTATCATAGTAATGCGGTTCATTACTAGAATCCGTTGATTTTGCGATTTCAGAAACACCTGTGAAATCTTTTACTTCTCCGGTCGTAAATGTTTCGCCGTCTGCTGTAACTTCTGCGTATACTGCACCGGATACTCCTCTGTATTCATAAATCTTTTTATCCATAATTTTATACCTCCAAATAATATGCTTCCATACCCCGCCCGGTATGTGTAACTTCATCAGAAGCTACGTCATAACCTTTGCTTGGTATGATCCACTTTGCTTCTTTTAGTTTCTTTCTTGCTTCCGCAAGAATGTTGTATGTTTTTTCGGGATCGATACTGTAAAAATTAACATCAAAGTCCCAATCTGTCCCATACTCATCGCCATCGTAGTGGGAGTGGTCAGGACTATCATTATTCCAAAATGTAAAGAAATGATTTGGATAGCTTTCATCTTTTGATAAGCTTCCTTGCCTTAACACCGGATAACCGAACGATCCCAAGATTTCAATTAAATTATCTTCCATCTTTAACCTCCCATTCTGCGATTGATTTCTTTCTGAAAGATTTCAGTCATATCTTTCTGAATATCTTTCATGTATTTTTTGCTTTTATAAATTTTATTTAACGGTTTATCTGGTGCCATGCGAGGTGTTCCTGTAATCAGGAAACCTCCGGCTCCAGGTTTTGTGAAGTCAAAACCGACACCAATCTCAGCAATTGATCCTGACCATTTTACCTTCGGATTTGTGATGATGCTTTCTTTCGTTTCGCCGGTAGAGTATTTACCTCCTCTAGGAAGATTCGGTTCTGCAACAGCGTCAATAGTATCTTTTGTTATCGTTTCACCGGCTTTATTTAGAGCATCTTCGGCGATAGGTTTTACATCCGCTTCTAATTTTTCAAGCTGTGCAATATAGTCTTCAAATCCGCTCGTGTCCAATTTAAGTAGATTCCTTCCCATTTATGCACCACCTTTCACCCTCCTGACCTTAAATTTACAATACTGATTTCTCATATTGATATTTTCAGGTTCGTTCATGATCTCATATACTGCACTTGTATTGGCTAGCATTATTCGACAATCACTCTTAATATCTGGGCGATACCATGTCTCGATGTTTGCAGTGTCTTCGATTGAATACACGTCATTTACATTTTTTTCTGTACCGCCGTAAGTCTTAAAACTACACCAAATTAAATCTCCATCGTCAGGGTATGTCTTTTTCATAACGCCTTTGACATTTTTGTAAGTCGGTACTAGTAACTTAATCGGTACAGTAAGAGGGTCAGATGGTTTATAATTACTCACCTGTACCACCTCCCTTATACGATAATTGTGTTACTCGTTGAAAGAAATATGGTGAAAATTCACCCGTACCGCTCCCATAATTCCAAAGATCAGAGACGCCACGGGTGACAGCCCCGATGATTTTATTAGACATTAGAATTGCATCACTTACGCCTGCATCTAACATAAAATCTTTTACATCCTGAATATACCCTTTGATTGTGTCATCCTGATATTCACCGGTTACACCGATTCTTTTTTTGACCTCAGTCAATAACTCTTCATCTGTCACCCGTCAACACCCCCTAATTTGTATTTGAGTTGACTGTTGCTGTACCAGCTGCGATCGCAAGATTGTTACTGTCTGCTTCGGCTACACAAATAGTCTCCCCGTCAGTTGCTGTGATTTCGGCCGTACCGTTCCAAGTAGTCCAGTTGGAAATATCCTCATGATAAGCTGGAAGTTTAATTGATCCACTTACCTTGTAATACAACTGACCGGAACCATTGCCGGTCACAGTGATCTTTGTTGTGCCGGAAGTAGTACCAGGTACAGAAGTAACCGTTAATGTACCAAGTTCACCACCTGGATCATCTCCACCCTTAACGATAGCAATCTGATTGATAACATCTGGGATTGTATCACCAGGAATATCGGCAGCTGTTGCACCGTCCCCTTTAAGGACGGCACATAAATTTTTTAATGCCTGAACTGTTGTATTTACCATGATCTCACCCCACTATTTCTTTTTGATGATATAAATACCTGATACATCAAGCATCTTACCATCGACAATTGTTAAACCTTTGTTTACCCATTCATTTTTCTCTTCGTCGAAATAACGTTTCATACCGAAAGCAAGGTTAGTATTGATCGCATAATCCTGAGGAATCCAATATAATCCTACAACATCACCACTTTTTGCTGTTTCAAAATCTGCCACAATATCAGGTTCAACCATTGTGACTTCACGACCGTAGAATCTACCAGCTGTTGCAGACTCTCCAACGTTCAGCTCTGTAGCTTCTTTGAAGATTGGGCGATTGTTAGCATCTTTCATTGTTAACAGATCAGCTTCAACGGTTCCCGCTGTAAAGATAAATTCTCCCTGACCACGTTTAGATAATGGAATAATAGAGAAGAGTTTCTTTCTCCACTGTTCCCAATCGCTAAACTGAGCAGCTGTAAATTCGATGATATGATCTGTCTGTGATGTAACTCTTGTATCCTTTAAGATACCTAACATCTGACCATTACCAGTTCCAGACATGATGCCTTTGTCCATTGCTTCAACGTAAGCTTCAACCATGATTCTTACGATTTCCTGTTCAAACATGGAAAGTGTAACAACCTGTGATAATAATGTCTGTGATACACGAATTTCACCGATATTGTATGAAAATTCGATGTATTCCTTAATATCACCGGCTTTCTGTCTGTCTGAAACGGTTGTTTCTGTGATCCACTTAAAGTTGGCTTTCAGATCAGAAATCGGGAACTTCACACCGCCCTGAATATTCAGCTTGCGGACTTTAGAATACAACTGGCCATAAACTTTAGACACTTTTTCAATGAATTCGTTCATGATAGTAGTCGGAATGATCATACCTAAATCAGCAGCAACTGTTGGACCAGGATCACCACCGGCTCTCTGAATCAAATCTTTTGGAATTGGAGTACCTTTCTGAACATAGTTCTTGAAAGCTGTACGATATTCCATAGTTCCGTATGGATCTTCCGCACCTCTCTGCTGATTCATAGATGTCTGCTGACCATATACACCCTGAACGATTCCACCATTAACATGCTGTGCATTTGTAGGAACTGCGCTTCTCTGTTCACCTCCTTCAGTTAAATTAGACGTTGGATCCCCTCCTTCCGGCTCATCGCCAATTGCATCAATTTCTTCCTGTGTTTCTGTGATTTCATCATTAAGATCAGTGAGATCTTCATTGATGCTTCTTACTTCTGCTGCATCCTGAGATGCTAATGCTCTTTCTTTTAATTTGTCCCTTTTTGCTTTTAATCTAGCAAGACGTTTTTCTAAGATTTTCTTTCTACCCATTTCTATAAACCTCCTAAGATTTTTGTTTTTTCTTTTAATAGTTTTAATTCATCAGTTTCCACTGATGATCCACTCTGCTGCCTTGCAGTCTCCACTGCTGACCGAGCATTCTCCAATGCTTCCTTGCTTCGTGCATTTATTTCAGTGCTTTCATAAGCCGGAAATGTAACCGCGCTTACTTCAACGACTGTACTAATATCTCTGATGTGACGTGTTGGATGATCAGAATCTAAGTCCTCCCATTCTTCGTCACGAATTCCAAACATGAATGACATGCCCGAAATATCTCCACGTTGTACTGCACTATATAATGATCTGGCCTCTGAATTATTTTCAGTGTCGAGAGTGACACGAATTCCTAAACCATCATTATCAGTAGTCAATTGCATCGTACTATTTCCATTGTTTCTTCTTGATCTGGCAAGCGGAATTTTACTTGTGTCATGATTCACAAGAAAACGTACATCTGTCAGATCGGTGTTATTTAAAGCACCAGGCTCTATAATTTCATCAAACCAGCCTAAATCTGTTCGACTATTATAAACAATCGGGCGACCGGTGATAATATTTCCCTGATCACTTTCTTCAGCTCTTACCTCAAAGTTGTAAGAACGTTGTTCAAGCAGTTTATTCTTCGCCATCTTCTACACCTCCGTCTTCATTACCCGTAGGGGTATTATTTTTCGTATCTTTTCCCAGCTGATATTGTGCTGCATAATCTGCATCGACCCAGTTCAACGACATATATCGCTTTCCTTCCAATTCCGGAAGTGGTGGAAGTCCAAATGCTACACGTTTTTCATTTTCATATAAGGCTCCGGTATTACTTAACAGAGTAACCATTTCAATAGTTTGCTCTGTCGTTAAAAAGATCAAATCTTTTGGATATAATTTAATTTCATTTCCGAAAGATCTTTCGCGGTCCGTGAAAAGTTTCTTTGTAAACGCCTGAGAGATTTGAATGATATACGGCTCTAAGGTTTTTTGATAAAATGCCTCATATTGTTCTTTTGTGTAGTCACCTGTTAGGATTGAAAGTGGTACGCCAAAGTTTCTAAGAATCTTTTCATCGATAAATTTTAATGTATCATTATCGACTAACTGAACTTCTCGATTTAATGGCGTAAATTCTGATTTTAAGTCGAGCGGTAAAAATCCGCTTTCACTATTTCTCAGTTTTTCTTCCATCTCTTTTAATGCTGCTTCGGTTTTTCCATCATCTAACATCGTATTGAATTTTACGACACCGTTAATGGAGTAACTAGCATTCATCGCATTAGCTACACCTTCCAAAAGTTTATGGTTGAGATCTAAGGTTTTCAACAATCCCTCATGATCCGGCTGACCTGCAACATTTCCACCCATATATTCATTTACTGAATAATTTAAACGGATATGAATCAAATTGTTATATGCGATTGTCGTTTCAAAGTTATTTTCAAATCTCATTTTCACGTATAACTGACCGCTTGCATCTTCAATGAAAGTAACCTGTGTCGGTTTCAGCGGATAAAGTCCGTCATATACCCTGTGCTCTGTTCCATTCGGATCAGCCCACATGTAGTAAGTTGGAAGAATGAAAACGTTATAATTTAGGATCAGTAACCACATGATCTTTTCTAGGAATTCACTCGTTGTCATTAACGGATTCGGGTTATTTAAAACCTTTTGAAGATCACCGTTAATTGGTACGGGATCATATGCCTTTGTCCGAACATGGGACGGTTTTAATTTTTTGATCTCGTCAACGATACATTTTAAAGCTTGTTGTACAACATCGGATGCATAAATGTTATCACCAAATTGAGAAAAGATAGGGGTATAGCCGTTTAAGGTTTGTGCCCATTTTTGAGATTTAGGCGGCTTTCGCCTTAATTTATCTAACCAACCCATGTTCTCCTCCTTAGATCACAATAAGATAACCTTCAAATGCTTCTTCACTTGTGACGATGACGTTTGTGCCACTTACGGCTGTCTGTACAAGTGCTTCAACATATGTACCATTATCGCTTCTCATCACTTTGACCGGATATTTTCCAGATGCTGCAATGCTCATATTGTAGTAACCATCGCTGTCAGCACTTCCCCATCCATTCGCAGCAAATGTCTTTTTGACGACTGCCGCCGCACCGTCAATTTTGTTTTTGTAAGCGTCGGTGAAGTCATTTGTGGATAATCCTTTTCCTGTTACCTTGTCAACTTTACCGGATAAATCAATGTTGACTGCTTTGCTTGATGGCGTCAGCGCTGTACCATTTACCTTAACAGTCTCGATCACATTCACCTGAGCATTTGCAGCAATGTTAGAAAGTTTCGTTTTTTCTGCTGTTGTGTAGTCATTTGTAGAAAGACCTTTGCCGGCTTCTTTGTCAACCTTATTTGCGATCGTGTTATAAAGATCTCCAAAGTTTGCATTGACTTTCTGCCATGCTGTTTTTACGAGTTCCCCTAATTTGATTACCTGTCGTGCCATAACACGCACCTCCTTAAATATGATTAATTAAATTTGATACCGATAACTTTTTTAAGCTGTTTGACGGAGTATCTGTCATTGTACCTGAGAAGATAGATGTCAAGTGCAGGATCCTTATCATAAGGACTTCCAGAAAAAATAAATCCGCTCAACTTCAATCTTTTATTGCTCAGGATTTCACAATTATATCCAAACATATTCCAGCCGGACATTTCAGCGGTCATATCAAATTGATTATGTACAGGTTTCAATACTTTACCGACGGTTAACGGTCCAAAATATTCAAATGCTGAACAGTCATCCAATTGTAAGATAATTCCGTCATAGTTTGATGGGTTGTCTGTCAGTGTGATCGTTGTTGATGTACCGTCATTCTTTGCTGGAATATTGGCCGAACTATTATAAAGTACCTTATAAGATTTTCGATTATTCAATTCCGTGAAATTCGTATTGATCACTTTTAATATATTTTTGATCGATTGCCCTAGTTTAATAGTCTGCATTTTCTTCACCTTCTCCCAGTATGCTATTGGTTTCAACCGGAACACCTCGTCCGACAGTGATACGCAAAGATACTGGCTCATCCACATAAATTCGAATATCACCAGTTGGCAGTACTTTATAAGAACAAAGTACGTTGTCAAGCTCTAAATTTGAATTCCTATAAACTGCTCTGACGACGAAAGCATTTACACCAAAATTGTGCTGCTCTGCTAGAATTGTCCCATAATACAATCCTGTTTCGGTTTCCAGCTGCATAGAACTGGAACTGATTGTAACTGCTACTATATCCATGCTATCACCCTCCTATCATGGCTTTAAATTCGGTACGATAACGCCTGTACATCTCATATAAGATAACCAAGCAAACCGCTCCGTCGATTCGTTTCGATATTTCCTGCTTTACAATTAACACTTGACCATTTTCATCATTTACTTTGATTCCTGCATTTTTAAAACACCATCGATCAATTTTGTTTTCGTTGTAATTAACCAATTGATGTTTCAAATCTGCTTCACAAAGCTTAATCGCATTTGTGAGAGTTTGAGCATTCTGCAAGATCATAATAAGATCAGAATCATCTCCGCCTGTCTTTTGCCAACCATAATAATCCATCCTTGTGATCCAATCTTTTGCAAAACGCTGGTCATATCCACATTTCCAAAGTTTAATATTGTAATCTGTGTAAAGGCTATAAAACCAATCTGCTACTTTTGCAAGATCAATGTCATTTCCCTCTGTAATCGTGAGAAGTCCAGCTTTTTTCCAATCTTTATATCTTGCTCCAGCGTTCCAGTCATCAGAATTTTCTAATTTAGATTCTGGGATAAAATAATGCTGATAAATATATTTTGTTGGATCGTCTGGCTTCATCATTAAAATTTTAGCTGCTGTCAAGTCTGTCGTTTCTGATAGATCGACCGCACCCATGCAGACACAACTGCGAAACTCTTCAATGTCGTATACAGCTTGATAATCATAATCTTCAAGATTCAACCATGCTTCTGCATCATTCTGCTTGACGTTGAAATCTTTAGAAAGAACGAAAATTCTATCAGCTTTAGAAGCTCTAGCGATGTCAACCTGTTCTTCGAGGTATTCCCATTTCTTTACGATCCCGAGTGTTGGATTTGATTTCATCCATAAGCGATTTTGACGATTGCCGTTCCAAATTTCCCATTCAGAATCTTGAGTATATAACCAAGGCAAAAATCTTTTTGCAGCTATACCATCATCTTCACCACTTATGATCTTTCTTGCTTTTTTCAATTCATCATCAAGATAACCGTCAACCACGAATCCTTCGGTCGTGATATTGATAAACTTTGGATTGTCTTTCAAACTCTGTGACTGTTCGATTGATTTACCGATAATGTTTTCTTTCATTTCATGCGTTTCATCGACAATAGCAAAATCAATGTTTCGACCTTCCTTGTTTTTTGTTCGATCTGATAACTTGAAAACTTTCGTATTTGTCGCTTTGTTTAAAATGAAACGCTGATTCTTTTTTGTATCCAAATCGTTTGGATCAATCAACATTCTCATCATATCAATGGCATCATATACTAAACTTGCCTGAGCATCATCATTAGAACTTGCTACAATGTCAGCACCTTCAGGACCAACAACAAATTCCGATATGGCAAGGGCTGATGATGTCTCACTTTTTGTATTCTTTCGGGCGATCAAAAGAAGTAATTTTTTAAAGCGGTCAATCCATATTCCTCGCTCTTTACTTTCCCTTGCCATCTTGAAAGAGTAAAAAGTTTCGATCAATGCCTTTTGCCATAACATGAGCACCATCGGCTGATTGTAAAAAGGTGATTTCGTCAGCCTTACACAATCTTCCATGAAGTTCATTCGTAATAATGCTGCTTCTGTGTTATAGATGTATTCGTCATTGTTAAAATCTTCGGCTAGATTATCAAGTTCGTCCCATAACTCACGGCCGATAATGATCTCACCTGTTTCTGCTTTCGCCCGATATTCCAATAAGTAGGAGTTATCGGGTGTCCAAATTGTTTTATTTTGAACTAGCACAACTTAACCACCTCCTATTCTACCATGTATGTACAACTCACATTCAACCAAGCGTTTTCCGGCACTGCAATACATGTAGTTGTACCATATCTCTCTATTCCTACTGTTCCATCATTGGCAACAATTAGCATAAAACGATTTAATCCGCTTCCTTGCTGTACAAAACATGTCATAGTTCCTGCTTTTGGAGTACTAATACCATCCGGTAACTTAAAAAGCGTAACTCTCTTATAACTTGTAGTATCTAATTGTTTTGTATTTTTGACTGACCCAATAATTTGAACATACTTTCCATACTGTCGCACATAGACCGTCGAATTATTACCATAATGTGTGCAATTATTATAAAATGTTGTAACTTTGATCCATCCGGTATCTGCAATTCCTATATCTCTCATGTCTACATAATTTTTTATTTTATTCCATAAATATGCCAGTCCTGTTTTATCTAAATAACTTGCCATGAAACCACCTCATTTATATACAGATCGCATCAAGTTCTGTATTTGTGATAGCGGTAATAGTGAAGATTTCGCCCAATGGGTCCCAATCGGTACCATTCCAGGCTACATTCATGCCCGCGCCGCCGTACTTACTAGCCGCCTCGATGTTATACACATCCCCGACACGCTGCCCAGTCGTCGGTAGTTTGGCTGCGCCTGTCACAGAACCACAATATTTATACATATTAGTGATTTCGGATTTCTTAGCGTATGTACCCTCAAGAGTGGAGTTTGACGGCAGGGCACTCAATTTACTTTTGTCTGCTGCTGTCATTACACCTGCTAGTGAGGTCGTCGCCGCTGGTAGTGTAAGTGTGCTTTCACTACCCGAACCGAAAGTGTAAGTTACCGAAACCGTATCGGCGGTAGGATTCTTAGCTAAACTCAGGCTGTGCCACTTTCCGTCTGCCGCAAGTACCATTCCTCGCTGACCTCGTGTCGGTTTAGGTACTAACCCATGTGCACCATCGTCTGTGCTTGATGCACCGGTAAAGTCGCTGTAAGTAGTATTATTATCAGCACCCCAAACCGCGGTACCGTCTGCGGACCATCTTAAAATTTGACCGGACGAACCGCCGGAAGGAATATGGTTATACCCTGACCCGGTTGGGTGAGTATATTTTGTATCTGTATTCGGTGGAACCTGCCATGTACCATCAGAACGCAAATATCTGTTCGCTTCTCCCGCGGCTGGTGCAGGTGCTAAACCATGCGTACCGGCTTCAGATGCTGTCGCGCCTTTCATATCACTATAAGTCGTGTTCGCTGGAGTCTGCCATGTCCCATCTCCACGTAAGAACTGTTCTTGCTTTCCTTTTGTTGGTGCTGGAACCAAACCATGTGTGCCATCTGCGGCATTTGTAGCGCCTTTCATATCACTGTAAGTTGTATTTGTATCCTGCGTGGTAATTGTCCCAGTCGTTCCATCACCTTTCGTATAAGTGATCGTTCTACCATTTACGGATAATCCTGTTATGCCTTTGTTAAACAATGCTTTAATCTTACCCCATAAATAAAGAACACCATTTTTATCTAAATAACTCATATTTTTCACCTCATTTATTTACATATTTCTTCAATTTCTGATTCTGTTATCGCAATTATCGTTGATGGATCTACAGGAATTTCGCTATTTGTTTTGCAAATATCATCCAGTTCGCTATTTGTAACTGAATCAATTCCTACCTGTTCAGCGTACATCGTTCCATTCGATCGAATTCCAACATTGTCGCCACCCTTTACAACCCCTAACGATATATCTGTTGCAATTGGTACACCTGTTTCATTTTGTACGGATGTAAGTGCCAGTTCATAAGAAAAGTCGCTAATTTGTAGCAAAAACAAATTTCCATCTGTATTTTCTACTTGTTTTATTCGAAAATAGTCACTTGTATGATCATCGTCTATGATTCGAAATAATACCGAACCACTTCCAGGATAATAGTCAGGAGGAATCACATATAAAAATTTATCACTTGTTATATTTACAATTTTAGATTCAATTTCAAGATATGGATTTTTCAAAATGTCTGATCGAATATCTAATGCAACTGAATTCGTACCATCATCAATATTAGAAAGAAGATCGCAGGCACAACCATTGATTGAATCTATCACAAGTATATTTTTCATGTTTTTCCTCCTTATCCATCGTTAGCCTGTTCAAATTCTTCCATAGTACCAGGCTCATACTCAACTGTTCCACATTTCACACAATATTTATCCCAAACATAACCCTGTTCCGGATCATAACCGATTGTTTTTTCACTCCAAACGTGATCACATTTTTCGTCTGAATCATCCTCATAATCATAAGGATTTTCAAATTCATCCATGTCTGGATAATCTTCGTCAGTATCCACTTCCTCAGCATCCACTTCCTCAGTTGTGGTTGTAGGTTCTTCGGTTGTGACCTTCACTTCTTCAGTGGTTGTTTCCGGCTTTTCTTCTGTTGTAGTAACTTCTTTCTTTTTCTCGGTAGTAACCGTTGTTTTTTCAATAGTGGTCGTCGTTGGTTTTTCTTCTGTTGTAGTTGCTGTTTCAGCATGTTGTTCAACGTTTACATCAGCATAAGCAGCCACGCCACCACATAAAATTCCAAGTAGTGCCCCAACAATCAAAATTTTTTTCATGGTCCAACTCCTTTCTTACTCGTCTATGTGTTTCTTTACCCATGCTCTCAGCGGTGAATCTTCTACGTCTGCAAGATTCTTGTCATAGGACTGTAGAACTTTCAAAGCGTTAATATATTGTTGGAAAAGCTCCTTATAAATCTTTGCAGCAGGTGTGATTTTTTGTCGTTCTGGATTTTTCGGATCAACTTTGATCTTTGGTAATTTCCTCAGATCGTCAAGTTGTTCTTCCAAATATACAAAGTTATCAATTGTAGGAGTTAAAAACTCTATTGATACGTTTTTATTTTGTTTAAGGTAATTGATAACCTCTTGCTTTCGTTCACTCATATTTACTCCTATAATTTTCCAATTATAACTTTTACATCAAGCGTAACACTTGTCAGACCTGATGTTGTGTCAGTAAGTTTTCCATATAGAAATACAATATTATTCCCTACGCTAGCATTAAGAGCATAATTACTATCTATTTTTGGATAGAGACTCCAGTAATTATCTGATGATGGAGATTTAACCATAATCGCTATTACATGATCATTCTTTGAGATACCTGATGCTAGTCCATCAAATCGCTGAATCAATGAACTACTCGTAATTTTCGTACTTGGAAACAATACCTCTATCACATTTTCTTTTGGTATTACTTCTTTTCTACATTTATTTGTTCCACAAATTCCATAAACTTTTTCGCTCATGTTTCAACCTCCTTAATTTTTTCAATTTTTCAAATCCAAAAATCTGAAATTTTCACTTTTCGTGAAAGATACC